ATAGGTTACATGGGTGCTGGCTTTTTAGTTGCAGCACAATGGACACTTGAACCTAAGCTATATATTGCGGGATTTATTTGTGTAATGGTGCAAACAGCAGCAAGAAAACAATGGAATCTAGTAGCTCTAAACATAAATGGATTAATCGCTTGGATAGGGCATTTAATCTCAAACATAAAATAGGATGCAGCATGTGCAATAAAACATTTGCAAATGGAAAAGAATATAGGGATCATTGGATAAAAAAACATTTAAAAAAATATAATGTCAAATAAATTTTTATGTTCAGCGTGTGGTGCATGTTGTATGGAAGCGGGCGGCAAATATGGATTACCTAAAAAAAAAGATGGTAGTTGTGGATATTTAACAAAAGAAAATATTTGTTCAATATATGAAGATAGACCAGATGTTTGTAAAACAGAAAAACTTTATGAATTATTTAAACATAAATTAACAAAAAAAGAATATTATATAGAAACTACTAAAGTTTGTCATATGTTAATAGATAAACATAAATTAGATTCTTCATATAAAATAAATTTAAAAAAATATGTGGAATAACAATTGGAAAAAGAATGAAGATTACCCTTCATGGGGTGATACAGATGTATATAAGAAAACAATAGCTGGTGGTTATTTAGTTAATGGCGAATCGCCGCGCGATGCTTATATGCGTGTTGCTACAACTGTAGCGAAGCGTTTAAATCGTCCAGAACTAGCTGAAACTTTTTTTCAATATATATGGAAGGGTTGGCTATGTTTAGCTTCTCCTGTGCTGTCTAATACTGGTACAGATCGAGGTTTGCCTATATCATGCTTTGGTATAGACGTTGGCGATTCAATATATGAGATTGGAATGAAAAATCTCGAGATGATGCTACTCGCAAAACACGGCGGCGGAGTTGGCATCGGAATAAATATGATTAGACCCGCCGGAGCTAATATAACAGGAAATGGAACATCTGATGGAACTGTGCCTTTTTGTAAAATCTACGATAGCACTATACTTGCCACGAATCAAGGATCTGTCCGAAGAGGAGCTGCAAGCGTTAACATTAATATTGATCACCCCGACTTTGAAGAGTGGTTGGAAATACGTGAACCTAAAGGAGACGTTAATCGTCAATCGCTCAACTTACACCAGTGCGCTGTGGTCGGCGATAAGTTCATGCGAAAACTTGATGCAGGTGATAAAGATGCAAGAAGACTATGGGGAAAGTTATTACAAAAGCGAAAAGCAACTGGAGAGCCTTATATTTTATTTAAGGGAAATACAAACAAAAATAATCCAGATGCTTACAGAAAGCACGGATTAAAAGTACATATGACAAATATATGTAGTGAAATTACATTACATACTGATGAGTCTCATTCATTTGTTTGTTGTTTATCATCATTAAATTTAGCAAAATATGATGAATGGAAAAATACAAATTTAATTTACGATAGTATATGGTTTTTAGATGGTGTATTAGAAGAGTTTATACAAAAATCAAAAGGTAAAGTTGGGTTTCATAATTCTGTTAGATCTGCTGAAAAAGGTAGAGCATTAGGATTAGGTGTGCTAGGCTGGCATACATATTTACAAGAACAAGGTTTACCATTTGAAGGTTTATTATCACAATATGAAACTAGAAGAATATTTTCACAAATTAAAATCGAATCTGAAAGAGCTTCCATGGCGCTTGCTGAAACTTTTGGCGAGCCTCTTTGGTGTCGTGGCTCTGGTTATCGTAACACTCATCTTCGTGCTATTGCACCTACTGTCAGCAATAGTAAACTTTCTGGAAATGTCTCTCCCGGAATTGAGCCGTGGGCTGCTAACGTATTCACAGAACAGTCTGCGAAAGGTACATTTATTCGCAAGAACCCTACACTTAAAAAGGTGCTTAGACGAAATAAAATCGACACTGAAAAAGTTTGGAACAAAATCTTAAAAGATGGTGGCTCTGTACAAGGTATAAAAGAATTAAATGATGTAATGCTAGGTAAGTATAATGATATACCAGCTAAGGAAGTATTTAAAACATTTAAAGAAATTAATCAATTAGAATTAGTTAATCAAGCAGGTATACGTCAACAATATATTGACCAATCTGTTTCGTTAAACTTAGCTTTTCCAGCTGTAGCCACACCAAAATGGATTAATAAAGTACATATGGAAGCATGGAAAAAAGGAATTAAAACATTATATTATATGAGAACCGAATCTGTACTGAGAGGCGACATTGCTGAATCAGCTATGGATGAAAATTGTTTAGCTTGTGATGGATAATAAAAATACAGAAAATTATAAAAATTTTATGACATTAGAAAGAATGTTACATCCTATTGATCCTAAAGTATTTTGGACTAAATATTGGGGTAAACAACATTTAGTTATAAGAAGATACAGTATATTAAAAACGATGTATACGTGGAAAAACTTTAATAATCATTTAAATCAATATCCTGAAATACCTGGATTAAAAATTATTAATAAAGAATTATTTCCAAAAGAAGAATGGGATTATAAAAAAATTAAATTAGGTAAATCAAAAATGCCTTTATTGTCAAAAAAAGAAATATATAACGCTTGGCAAAAAGGAAGTACATTTGTATTACCATTTGCAGAATATCAAAGAGAATCGTTATATTCAGTATGTGAAGAATTTGAAAGATATTTTGATAGAGGTCAAATTAATATATATTGTTCTTCTGGTAATAATTCAGATAGTTTTCCAGCTCACTCTGATTCAACAGAAAACTTTTTATTTCATTGTGAAGGAAGAGTTGCTTGGACTATATATGAAGAATTCGCACCTAATAAGCCTAAAAATATAAAAGCACAATTTATATTAGAGCCTGGGGATTTATTATATATACCGCAATATCAATATCATAAAGTTGATGTATTAGAGCCAAGAATATTGGTAAGTGCTCATTTTGCTAACAAGAAACAACAAAGTTTAAAATCTTTTAATATAACACCTAAGGGTGAAAGCAAAAGAATTAAATGGTATAATTTTGAAGACACATGCGGCTGCAACAAAACATAAAGCAATTACATAATGCTGATTCTTTTTTAGAATACAGAAAAGAACAAGAACAAAAGCATTTAGAAAAAATAAAAAATAGTAATAATCCTTTAGATTCTATTTTAACTATTGAAATAAATACAACAGAGTTATGCAATAGGAAATGTGTATTTTGTCCTAGATTCGATTCTAATGTATATCCTAATAGAAATTTAAATATGTCTGTTCAAACAGCAGATTTAATTGCAAGAAATTTAAGTAATTATAATTATAAGGGTAGATTATCTTTTAGTGGCTTTAGTGAAAATTTATTAAATAAAAATTTTACTAAAATAATTAAAGCAATGCGCGGACATTTAAAAAATAATTTATTTGAATGTAATACAAATGGCGATAAATTAAATCCTAAATTTGTAAATGAATTATATGATGCTGGGTTAAATATCCTATACATAAATTTATATGACGGTCCAGAGCAAGCAGATAAATTTATTGATATAATGGATAAAGCAGAAATAAGCAAAGAAAAATATAGTTTAAGAGCACATTATTCTCAAAAAGATTATGGATTAAAGTTAAACAATAGATCAGGAATGATTAATTGGATTGGTTTAGATGAAGATGATGTAAATAAATTGAAAGGTACCCCATGTTATTATCCTTTTTATAAAATGTTTATTGATTGGAATGCAGATGTTTTGTTTTGTTCAAACGATTGGGGAAGAGAAAAAATTATAGGTAATTTATTAAAAAATACTTTACAGGATGTTTGGATGTCAAATGAAATGAAAAAAGTTAGAAATAGATTAAAAAATGGTGATAGAACAGAAAGCCCTTGTAATAAGTGCTCTGTAAAAGGTACTTTATTTGGTAAACCTAGTTTTGATTTAATTAATAAATTTTATGAAAATACTAATAACGGGATCGTCTAAAGGCTTAGGCAAATCTTTATTTAATAAATTAGAAAATACAGAGAGTACAAATAAAGAAATTTATAATTTAAATTCTGATAAAGGAATAAATAAAATTATAAATAAAATTAAAAATAATAATTACGATGTATTTATAAATAATGCACATGCACATTTTGCACAAACAAAATTATTATCTAGTGTTTTTAATTTATGGAAAGATCAAAATAAAACAATAGTAAATATTATAAGTAGAGCAGCATATCCAAATATATCTAAAGGTTTTATGTATGCTTCTTCAAAAGCATCTTTATCTTTTTTATCTAATAGTTTAAAATTTAACACAAATAAAAAATGTAAAATAATTGATATAAATCCTGGTTTATTAAATTCAAAATTGCCTAGTTTAAGTAACGACGAAATGGCTGATATAATAATCTGGTGTTTAAATCAACCAAAGCATATAGAAATAGGAGAAATATCCGCATGGCATTCTGCGCCTTATGTAGATGTACAAAAACAAAAACAAATATTATTAAATGAAAGCAGGAAAAATTTGGGGTAAAACCGAAATGATACACAAAAATGGTGTATTAGAATTTCACAGAATAGAATACAACAAAGGATTTAAATGTTCAGAGCACGAACATAAATTTAAATGGAATGGATTTTTTGTTGAGTCTGGTAAAATGCTAATAAGAGTTTGGCAAGATGATCAAAGTTTAATTGATGAAACAATACTTGAAGCTGGCGACTTTACTATGATTAAACCCGGTAAATTTCATCAGTTTGAAGGATTAGAAGATGGTATTGCATTTGAATTATACTGGGCTGAATTTAATCACGACGATATTAATAGAAGAACATCAGGTAAAAAAATATAAAATGAGAATATTTATAGGACACGACACAAGATATGAAGATGCTAGTAGCGTATGCAGGCAATCAATAATTGAAAATAGTTCACCAAATGAACACAAAATTACTTATTTACATAAAGAAAAATTAAAAAACGCTGGCGTTTATGGTAGAGCTGATGTTGAAGGTGAATCAACTGAATTTTCTTTTACAAGATTTTACGCACCGCTTACAGCTAATTTTACAGGAACTATTATGTTTTGCGATCAAGACTTTGTGTGGCTATGTAATCCATCAGAAATATTAGATACACTTGATATGTCAAAACCAGTTCATTGTGTAAAACATGAAATAAATTCAGATGATATACAAACAACAAAAATGAATAATCAAGTTAACAAAGTATATCCAAAAAAATTCTGGAGTTCATTAATAATATGGACAGATCCAACGGCTTTTAAACACATTACAAAAGAGTCGTTAGATGGAGCTTCAGCTAAAGCATTACATCAATTCCAATGGGTTAATCCTAAACAATTAGGCTCAATAGATAAAAAATATAATTATTTAGTAGGTTATTATAATGATAATAACTATAAAGCTTTACATTATACTCAAGGAGGCCCTTGGCTACCAAATTATGAAAATTGTGAACACGCAGATAAATGGCATCAAGTATATTCAAGAATACCAAAAATAAATCAATAATATTAGTTGGTAATTCTGTTGAAATCATGGAACATGAACACCATGAGTTTATAGACAGCCATGATATAGTTGTGCATTTTGGATCTGCTTTAGACGCTACCGATAAGCAGAAAAAATCAATAGGAAAAAGAACTGATATTTGGGTAACTGGACAATTCAGAGCAGGATTATTTAATAAATTTTATTCTGAATTTAAAAACGGAGAATATAAAAATATAAAAATATTATTAAATAGATGTAGAAAAAATTGGCATGATAAAACATGGATTATAGAAGATAAGTTGCCAAATGAAATGAAGTATGAAACAATGTTTTCTGATAAAGAAATGTTTGAAATGATGAAAGAGCTAAATAAATCTACAAAATCTGAATATAGATTTTCTGCAGGATTTTTAACAATATTATTTTTTATATTTAAAGTAAAAAATTATAAAAGCTTATCTTTAATAGGATTTGATTTTTTTGCTAAAAGCACTAAAACAAGAAGAATGGCTCCTTTAGATGACCCTAAAATACCAGGGTATGTAAGCAAATGTGATCCTCACAGTTGGCATATGCCATTATATACGATAGCACAGTCTTCGCATGAAATGCAGTTTGAACAAGATTATGTTTTAATGTTAGAAAGAAGAGGGCTTTTAAAATGGCATATATTAAGTGATTTAAAAAAATCTAAAATAAAATATACAAATTGGTTAAATAAAAAATAAATTTATATTACTGTATATTTAGTTTTACCACCTTCACGATATGCTTTCAGACATCTGTTTCTGTTAGCTTCTTCATTTACATATGATATATGCACCCAGTCAGGATTTTCATCCGTTCCAAATTCCCATATCATTTGATCAAAATTTAAATTAGCTTTAACATATTTATACATGTCTGCATTAGACATATAGCCATATGTATCATCTATATCAATTGCTTGCCCGTGGCAATGTTGTGATTTACTCGACCCGCCGATTGCTTGATTAAGTTCCGGCCCGCGGTAAAATGAGTTTATTTTTATAGGTCCATTAACGTGTTTACGTAATGGTTCAAAAATCTTTTCTGCTAATAATTCCATATTAGCTAAATGTTTTTCTGTAGGTTTGTTTTCTAAACCTAATCTCGTCGCTGTATTGCTATACACACCTTCCTTATAGCTGACGTGTTCACTTATTTTTTTCATTTATTTAGCACCCTATACAAAATGGGCAGTTAGGTATTCCACACATAATTTAAAATTTACTTGCTTGATTAACTTCATTTATCGCTTCTTGTATTTCTTTTAAGTTTGTTGGCATTTCTAAATCTAAACCCGCTTTCCAAACCATTTCTTTTATACCATCTTTAAATAATATAATAGTAGGTGCCATACGTACCTTATATTTTTTTTTAGCTTCAGGAGCTTTACCTATATCAACTCTATAATAAGTTGCATCTTTTAATTCTTTCCATTCTGCAAAACAATTAGCTTCATTAAACTTAGCCCAAAATTCTACTACAACTGGTTTATTATTGTCATCGCCAAATGCTTGCTTCTCGTTTATTTTATTTTCAAACTCGCTATCTTGTATCCAGTATTTTTCTGGTACTTCAATTTGAGCGAAAGATATAAATGGAATTAAAATTAAAATTAAGTATTTCATTATCTTCGTTGTTGTAGTTCATATAATCTTTCATCAATTTTGTCTAACTGTTCTTTCATAGCTTCAACATCATCTTGAGTATCTAAAATTGTTTGACGAATTAATTCATCTTTTAAATCATATTCAACTCTATCGATAACGGGAGCGGGTAATTCCTTTGCCTCAGCTATATCAGATTGCAAAGCAAACCACATGGCCGCCAAGCTAAAAATGCCTGCACCTAACATACCTAATGTTTTTAAATCGAGTGTTACTTTTGAATCTTCTGATATTTGCTTTGCCATGATTATTTTTTAGCATTATCTATTTCTAACGCTTTAACAACATATTTTAATTGTTCTACGTCATCTTGTAAATATTGTATTCTTAAGTCTTGTTTTGCATCATCTGGTAATGCACCCATTTCTCCACGTGGCCATTTAATTCTAAACTCTTCATTAAGCGCAACAGCATCTTGCATTCTAATTACATCTAATTGTAATTGTGCTATTTCAGCTGTTAATGTAAACCAAACACTAGCTATTGATATGATACCAACAACTGCGCCGATCATTGCTTTTATATCTAGCGATACTTTTGATTTTTCTGTTAATTCGTCCATTATCTAAAGGTAAAATTAACTCCAAAGTTTGAGTTAAATATTTTTGAGTCCCAAAATTTAGTATATTCACCTTCAATAAATATACCTATTCCTTTGCTAACTTTCCATCCAAAAACTAAACCTGCTTGGTAATCGTCCCATTGTTCGCCTTCTAATAAATCATTATGACCACCTTTACCCCAGCTGTTTCTATGAAGATAGCTGAAGTCTTCATTACCTCTTACATATTTATGATAAGGTAATATATAATTTCCGTATGCATGAAGCCAGAAATTAGCTTTGTAATGATAAAAATCAAAACCGACAATTGGTGCAATCTCAGCAAAAGGCTCTAATTCAGCCCAAGCTTCTTCGTTAAAACGGTTCATCAATTCAAAAAATACATCGTCTCTAAACTGTAAATCTGTATATGCAACTATATCACCATTGCCATTTATCCAATAC